CTGCCACATGTTACCATAACTATCTTGTTTAAACTCACCTTCAAGCGATAAAGCATGGAATGGATTAGCTGTATGATGACAGCCAGTTTTGGCATGTGAACAATTTGGACAAGCTTTTAAGTCGCAAAAGAAAAAAGTTTTATTAACTTTAGTCACGGGTCTCTTTCCTGAACTACTCATGTTGTCTCCTTTCCTAAAAGACAAAAATATCAAAGAGCCTCGATGGCTGCTACAAAAGCATCATAATCTGCGGCATCTGCAACGATAGCCTTGAGATCTGCTACTGAGATAGCTGAAGCATCGGGATTTCTCTCGGACTTAAGCTGCTCGGAAACATCCTTCCCGATATCAGTTCCGTGAGTAATGTAGGTAACCTTTCCGGTTGCTTTGTCTGTGATTGATTCCATCTTTACTGCCATGTCTTTTTTCCTCCTTGTGGAAATATAAATTAAAGTGCATTTCTTCCTTCAGCAATACCAAATCTAACATAATGCTGGTAATATTCGAAGTTATCATCACCAAAGGCATCTCTAAGATCCGAATATCTTTCCTTATATGCCTTAGCATTGAAGTTAGAAGATCCCTGCCGAAGTTCGTTCATTCCGAAATTACAAAAATGATCCCAGAGAGCAGCATCGCTCGCTCCATAAGGTGAAGCAGCTACATCAGGATTATTCTCCCTATAATACTGTGGGTTAAATACAGGTGCAAAGTCAAGTCCATTAATAAAATATCCATTGCTAGGGGCAGGAGTAGGTGCCGGAGCAGGACCAGATGCAAGTAACATGTTAACAGTATCACATACTGCACCCATGCTATTATATAAGAAATTACCAGGACATGCTTTTCTTGCAAACCATCTGTGAGCTGCTACGTTCTGCTTATCAGTTCCTGCCAAGAATTTATTCGCTGACCAATTAAGTCTTGGAATACCGTTTCTCTTGCAAATATCAGTCATCAGAAGTACAAGACTATTAATAGCAGCAGCGGACATGGGCCAGTCACCACCAAAAGCGCAGTTAGCAACTTCGATAGTAATTGATTCGTGGTCCATCATTGCCCCAGTAAGACCATTAACATTCAGGTCTCCTCCAGTAGTCCATGCACGGCAATCCTCGGGAACATTCTGGATGATGACACCAGCACTGTCTATAATGTAATGCGATGATGCTTGTCTTGCCGGATTCTGAAATGACCTAGCTGTAGCTTCAGCCGATGAATTACCTGCTGTACAGTGAGGAATTATAGTAAATTCACTCGGTTTCTTTTTTGTCTGTCTTGGATATGTACAATTGTCCGTCCACATTGCTTTAAGAGCCAACGGTGAGTCTGGTTTACGATTAGGATCTACGTGATAACTCATATTACCTCCATCAAATTGTGTTAAATTATATGTATTAACTACACGCATGCAGTTCTCAACATAATTAGGACCTGTTGCGTAGCTTGCATCTTTTAAAGCTTGCAAATATTCTTCAGGTGTAGTTGCAGATTTTGCTGCTTTGTAACTGCCGCTGTTGATAAACTGAAAATATCCCTCAACACCAGTATTCATGTCGGGAAAGGCATACCAGTCAGTAACTATAGGATAACGCACACCATCTTTATACTCAAAAGATGTTGATGTGAATTTTCCGGAATTACAAGTAACGCGATTCCCCTTATACTTAAGGCCAAAATAGTTATTATACTTTGCCTTATCTGACGTGCCATATCCAGATTCATGACAAGCCTGTGCTATGATTGCGGACACAACACCAAAGTTAAATTCCTTTTGCCATGCTGTTATATATGGCTGAATTGAAAATATAAAGTCCTCTTGTAATCCCATTTTATCCCCTTTACTTTAGTGCAAACCGAATTTACTTGCCAAATATCCGATAATCAGCGAAATGACCGCAGTCATTATATATCTTGATACTGCACGCCAAGTATCACCATCCCGGTCTTCTAAAACTTTAAGACGCTCGCCCTGTTCTTTCTGTTCAGTAACCATATGGTCCATACTAAGAGCAAGCTTCTCAACAGATGTAGCCAGTTTGGTTATTTCACAAACGTGGTCCTCTATTATCTCGATTCGCTTGTTCTGTCTTTTATGTTCTTCATCAATCCGCTTAGCAAATTCCTCGTGGACTGATACTAACAGATAGTCGTTATCTTCGGACATGTTTTTGATCCTCCTGTTTTGTTACCATAATTTTGTATCTCCAGGTGTTCGTTCATTAAAAGAAATAATTGGTAGTAGAGATTCATCGCCATAATGAATGGCTTGATGTGTATTGAAGCTAACACATATAAGATTTTCTGGATCGAACAAGGCCGGACTTCTGTCCAAAATATCATCCTCAGTTATTGGGTTGATATGATGGACATAGATCCGGTCATTTATCTCAAACCCTTCAACACCTAAATCGCATCCCTTATCGCGGATGATGACGTTGTTACGTGCTTGACGCCATTCAGAAGATCTATAATATGCCTGATTTAAATATCGGTGACCGCCAAAGGTTTCTTCAGCGACGATCCCTGACTGCTTCAAGTATCGATAACGCTCTTGGAAGGTGGGAAAGGTTATGAGTTCAGAATAAGAAAGAATCAAATATCAATCTTTCTCAAGCTTCTGAATACACTCCATTAAATCTCTACGCTCTTTTTCGCTTGTTGCGTTGTTCATCATACGTTCAAGTTTTTCAATCATTTCTTCTTTTTCGCTATGTCTGCTATAGTTACGACCTCTATTATAACTCATATCGTCATAACCATTATATGATCCATCATAGGAATCTCTGTACACATCCGGATAACGAGTCATTCTTCTTGTAGAATATCCACGATTTTCCATAGAATACATGTCATCTTCCTGGCCGTATTCCTTCATTGCACAAATCGTCTCTATGTCTTTTAAAATATCAACGGCATCACCAACTGCCTTTATCTCGGTAGGAGTGATCTCGCCTTTTGCTGTTACTTTATCGATCTCTCTTTCGAGAACCGACTTGAGATTGTCTAAACTTTTCATCTCTCACTCCTCCTTATGCTATTCTGTCTATGGTAATTGACGCATTACGTCTAATTCCGATAGACGGTGTAGGTGTAGTGGTCGGATCATCTTCCGTTCCATCTGCATAAACTGCTGAAACAGATACACAGCATCCACAAGGAACTGTGATTGTTGCATCAGTATTGATGAACCAATAATCTTCAGCAGCTGCAGGAGTAACAATAGCAATGCTTTCAGGAATTACTGATCCGTTTACAGTTATACCTATAGCAATAGGAGTAACGTCTCCACCTTCAGGAATCTGAACATTAGCCTTAACATTTACCCTATATCTGGCAAATCTGTTAGGTGTATTACCCTTCAGATTAAGAACCCCGGCTGCAAGAGGAACAACGTTACCGGTATTGCAGGGGATAGAAACAGTGCTGAATGGAATAGTTCCATTGAGAGCAACTGTTACGTCGCTCGCTGTTAAATATTCTGCCATGGTCAACACCTCCGATTAGTTAAAGAATGCGTTACCGTTGCATCCGCAGCTGTTATTATTCGGACAAGTGAAAATGGGCTGCTCTCCGTATACGGGAACGGTTCCTACAGGGCACTGATTCAGACGATTGTAAATATCATTTACGATAGTTGCATTCTGCTGGACCTGAGATGCCTGTCCTCTTGCGTAAAGGATCTCCTGACGAAGCTGAGAAATCTCGTCGTTCTTAGCATCGATCTTATCCTGGCAAAGCTGATCCTTGATAGACTGAATACCACCATTAATGGCATTGAGAATACCCTGAGTATTCTGAGTGTCATTTGCGCGGGTGGCACATGCTTCACTTGCAATGGTAGCGCCAAGATTAGCGGTAGCAAGTCTGTTCTCACAGCAGCAATTAGCAAGCTGACTTGAAATATCAAAAGTCTGCTGCATATTTGCAACCTGAAGATTGGAGACATTATCACGTATGGAGTTAATGCCATCATTGATCATCTGATCTCTGAAACCACCATTAACCTGGTTAGCCTGATTCATCCAAGGATAGATTTCGCCTGATCCGACGCCGAAGCCACCCCATCCATTATTGCCCATAAGAGCAAACAGGAAAAGGATAACCCACCAGCCATCGCCGCATCCAAATCCGCCGTAACCACCGTTACCGCCATACATGGGTGATACGGGCATTACCATGCCATTTCCGGCACCATTTTCAGTAAGAGACATATTATGTCCTCCTTTGTAAAAAATATAAATTAATGGGTTACATATACTTTAAAAGCCTTTATGCGCAATCAGACTTTCAAGTATTAAAGTTATATGTCTCCTTTACTTTTAAGAAATATCAATCATCTTCCCGTGTAGTCACGGAGTTTGTAATAGCGTGCGGTGAATCCCGCAACTCCGATAAGAGCCTGTAACTGTAAATTATCACCTTTTTTAATCGGCAATCCCGATGTAGATGTCATTCCCACAGATGAGCCAACAGTGTATTGACTACCATTAATTGAAACGGCACAGGGACTGCAAGCCCTCCAATGACTTTACCATTAATTGCTAATAAGTCTGACATAATCAAGACCTCCTGTTTAAATCAGTTGATTGCAACTTATCAAATATAGAATATGTCAACTGTTGCTGAATTTATTGTGATACTTGAACTGTTAAAGTTTCTTACCATGAGATTTCCACTACTAATGTATGGAATCATGTCGCTATCAATGCCGCTTATAACATTGAACCCAACTAACCTTGAACCCGTGGGGAGCGTTGAGGTCAAACTACCAACATTTTTTTTGGTATTTCCGTTTACTGTAACGCTGGTGAATGTGACCTCTGTGTGCTTAACAATCGCATTCCTAAAATCGGCGGGCACAGCGACTTGCTTGGCTTTGATGATGTAGTTGACACCTACTGACTTGACTTCGGTGGTAGCTCCTTTGCGCCCTGACATAGACTGAGTATCCACCATCTTTACGTTCCAACCATTTCCCTGCACCGTGATTAAACCAGGCTCTGCTATTGCCTGATACTCGTGACTATGTTCCTGCACCCTATCATCCAAGAACTCACCGACAGCAAGACCATCTGCATCTAAGTGAGCACCAACTGTCTTACCTGTAAGTCCTGCACCTTTTGGTACACTCTCTCTCAAATCAGGTATATTAAAAGTTGTACTACCATCACCTGTACCAAACGCAATTCCAATAACAGCAAACAATTCTGCATAAGTTGTACGACTTACCGCTTGTCCATCACAAAGCAAATATCCGCTTGGGATAACTGAACCACCAAACGGCACAATAGAACCTACCGCCATATCTGCATATAATGTTCCACCTGCGACTCTTGAAAGAGAGCCGTCTGAATTAACTTTATTTACACTCATCTTTTAGCCCTCCTTTGTATCATCCTATCTTTATAAGAACTAAATTAACTGTCACAGGATTATTTGCGTTTGTAATAGTACATAAATAACTCATTGATGCTGTACCCTCTGTATCTTTGGCGTAAACTTCTGATGATGCTACATTCATAATATCACTATGTCCAGAAGTAAAAGCTATATCAATCAGAGTTGATATTGTGCAAATGGTTGGTAGGTTATATGCAGACGGTGTTGCTTTTACTCCAATTAAGTATTTACCCTTTGGAATACTAGTATTAAAATTAAATACCTTTTTTGTCCATGACGTTTCAGATACAACTACATCAGCCGAAACATATCTCTGACCTAATAAAGAATAGTTGAACTCATCATCATCCGTGATGTTGACCTGCCCATACGACTGCTTATCTGCTAAATTAAGAGCATCCCATTCAGCCTGTGCACCAGTAAATATCCGTTGCGCAGGGACAAGGCTTACTTCGTTATTTGTAACGGTGAAGTCGTCTGCATCAAATGTATTTGAAGAGATCTGCAGATTGACATTTTTATTAGCATCGGCAGGAACATTTGTTCCGTTGACGCTAATAGTAGAAATGTCATTGACTTCTGCTCCCTGGTCAATACCGGCAAGTTTTGTCTTTTCAGCGGTCGTATAGTCCTCTGTTGACAAACCTTTACCGGTAACCTTATCAACCTTATCTGCAAGCAGACCGTTGGTTTCGGTTTTGGTGTAATAGTTTGTAAGATCTACTTCAGTGCTACCGATATGCTCCCACCCGGATGTTGTTCCATCGAGATTAATATACTCGTCATACACATCCTGTGTTCCTGCTGTACTCTTAGGAACCAGATAAATGGTGGTAGTTGAAATATCAGTTGTAGGAAGTGCCAGAACCACCTCTATATGAAGTGTGGTTATAGCGGCAATAAGAGTATTAACCTCAGACTGGGTATATGTGTCGGTTTTAAGATAGTAGTTTGCAAGATTATTGGCCGTATTTGTTATGAATCCGCTATCGTTATTTAAATCAGAAGTATTGACTGGTATAGTTAATGCAATATTCTTATTAGAATCGGCAGGAACATTTACTCCGTTAACCGAGATAGTTGAAATATCATTAACTTCAGCACCCTGATCAATACCGTCCAGTTTCAGCTTATCAGCATTACTGAAATTGTTATCGGATAATACCTTACCAGCAACCTTATCAACCTTATTACCTAATGCTTCTGTGATGACTTTATTCTGAACAGCATTAGTGCTGCTTGAACTCATCTCATCATCAATAGTAATAGGCTGAGCGTTTGCAGAAAGAATATGAGTTTCCGGATCAAGAGTAAGATTCGATCCTATTCCATAAACATCAGCAAGATTTGTGAGCTTGTCTTTCTGTGCATTGGTGAAGTTATTGTCCGATAATCCTTTACCAGCAACTTTATCGACTTTTCCAGAAAGAGCGGCATCAAGCCCGTCAATCACACCCTTATAGCCATCTGAAAAGTTGTTGTCAGTGTGGGTATAGTCAGGATCTGAAATATAAATACTCAAATCAGGCTGATCAGACAAATCGTCATAAGACCCACTGGTGGCAACCTCTGCAAGATCAGGCTTGTTTTTTATATAATCATCAGCGGAGGGATCAGTTTCTTCCCAATCGCTCTGCACGGCTGATCCTTCATTAGGAACTAAAATTGGTGTTCTATTCCCATCAACCGTCACACCGGCTACTTCACGTCCGGAAGTAACAACCTGATCGACCGATACATTAGAACCGCCCTGTCCACCGCCATCCTTACCTATATCGACACCGGCTTCACGGACACTAAACGATTCATTCTGGGACCATTTACTGGTCTGCTCCTTTTTGGAGTCATATACTTCTATTCTTCCAGACATGATAAGTCCTCCTTATAATGCTTCAATTTTGGCCTTAAAGTCGTCGAAATCAGAGCTATCGGCAACTAATCCCTTGAGAAAAGTAACGACCGATCCGGCAGTAGGAAGACTTGCCTTACCTTCTGCTATAACCGTTGTTGCTTCTCTATATGCTGCGGTACCAAGAGTCTTCTCTATGTCAACACCGGCAGCCTTAATGGAAAAACCATCATTCGTTCTATTTGTTTCAATTCGATTAGACATTCCTGATCCTCCTTAATTTAATCGTATACCCATGGATTGTGCCATCTGTGTAATCTTGTTAAGCTGAGGCTGACTCATCTGTCCATTATTCAGCATATATTGAACGGCTCCACGAGGATCATTTTGAAATTGCTGAGGGATCGTAATCCCCCTTTTCTGCATAATAAACTGCAGAGGATTCTGCATAAACGTAGAGTACTGATTCTGTATAGAATTTTGCTGCATGGACTGATACAAACTATTCATTACTCTTGTCCTCTCTACGATTCTTATTATTGTTATTGTTATAATGAGATCTATTAAGTTCAGAAATACGTCTCTCAAATTCTTCTCTTGTAACATATTCGGGCGCATTCTGCTGGCTCATCTGATTATTTTGAGGAGAATCTGTAATTTCCTGATAAGCAAATTTTCTTAACTGAGGCATTCCACTAGCATCTGTGGTTTTGATATAGAATATGTTATCTTCAGAGTCCATAAGAATGGTGTTGCAGTTAACACCCTGCGGAAATGCCTTACCACCGGCTTCTCCCTGTACCCATATAATATTAGACTGATTTTGCTGAATCTGTGGCTGAATAGGATTCTGAGCCCAATAAGGAGCGTTTGGTGTAAAGAAATTATTATTGTATGCCATTTAATTCTCCTTTCTCCAAAAGTAAATAGGTACTTCATCTCCGCTATCCCAAGAGTCATAGTAATCGCCATTCTCCACAGCAATTACATGACTCCCGGTAGCGAGTAAAAACATCCCATTAGGATAGTCTTTACAAAAATCTTTTACGGTATAGCAATCAGGACAAGAATTTGGAATGACACCTCGATTAAATCCTTTTGAATACAGATATGATCCCCAAACAGAATTTGAAGTCGGCATGTCTTTCATTGCAAAGCCACGAACACAAATATCAAGATAAGTTGTATCCCAGTCATTGCCCGTGACTTTCGATATGGCTCTAACAACACAATCGCCTACAAGTTTTCTGTTCGGATTTGGATTATACTTTATAAAACTCATATGTGATCCCTCACTAAAGCTTCTTCGTGCATACGGTCAAGAAGTTCATCGCTAATCGGTGCCATTTCTTTTTCACAGAATGGGCAGGTATGCAAATTATATTTAGTAAATATCACGTCACGAGCTTTAATTTTATGGCCGCAGCTTGAGCATTCAATGCCTGCGCCTAAAGGTGTCCCTACGTATCTCCATAGAGGAAGGATTCTTGTCGATAATTTCTGCTGCGGATTCTTCAACGGTGACTTCTTCTGCTGGAGTGTCCCCTTCCACTTCTCCTTCTGCATTTTCAACTACCTCCGTCTCGACAGGCTCGTTTGGCTGATAATAATCAACTTCAGGAAGCTTTCCATGAGATACCCAATCACCATTAGGAATTATGACAACCCCAGAAGGATTTACAGTAACAACTTCGCCGTCGCCAACAAATATCCCAAAAAGTTCTTTATTAAATACGATTTCTCCAGGAACAATTGTTGAGAAGTCTTTGGAAATATCATCGCAAAGAGCTGCTACTTCTCCGATGTTACGGCAGTTATAACCTGATACGGATGCAAGCAAACCGAACTCATCAAATGCTCTGGTATCCTCTGAAGCTTCAAATATCAACTGAGTTCTTTTGGCGTTATACATATCGCTACTAGAGAAACGCATTTTATTCTGTTGGGTAAGCTTAGTGCCACCTCCACCCTTAACATAGAGGGTCTTTTCAGAAGCGATTGATCTGGCCTTATTGCAAATATCATTAGATGTCAGCATCTTCTGTTTCTACCTCCTCATTGAGTTTATCTTCAAGAACTTTGAGAGACTTGTATTTTGTGGTGCTAATTCCAAGAAGAATACCAAGAAATGCATCAATAGCAGTTATAGTCCCAACAATCTCTTCTGCATAAGGGAAACCCCAGATATTGGCAAGAGCAAAATACAGAGTTGCTACAGCAGGAAGCAAGATCTGAGCGATCCATTTTAAAATATCATAGATTTTGTTTGACATAATTATTCATCCTTTCTTTATGCATCAGCTACCCAGGCATATGTTGGAACGCCATTAGATACTGTGCATTGTAATTTGTAAGTGCCATCAGTTGTAGGTGGATCAATAGCTATGATCTTCTGACCACCAGCTTTGCAAGTTCCATCCTGATAAGCTTCAAAAGCATTAGATCTAACCGGCTGTCCACCAACAGGTCTGGTTCCATTACCAACAGCAAAAAGGATAGGATTAGTGTCACTTGAGCTACTTGCTACGTTATACTTTCCGACGGCAGCGGAATTTGGAACATTCACGCTAAGACCTAATCCACTAGCAAATGAATAATTTCCTCCAACGTAGCAATCCTGTCCTCCAGCATGTGAAGCATATCCTCCCGCTGTATTCATGCTTCCTTCAGCATGGGATGCCCTGCCGTTTGCGCTACACTGATCTCCTTCTGCGTGTGCATACTTAGCACTGGAACCTGTTGATGAGGAACCGCCTTCAACATGTGATCCTTCTCCTACTGCTGTAGTATAATTTCCTTCTGCATGAGATGATGCTCCAGATGCTGTTGAGCCATCTCCCTCGGCATGAGATTTATACCCAGATGCTGTTGTAGATTGACCTTCAGCATGTGATGTATCATTACTAGCTTTAGTACCATAACCTTCAGCATGTGAATACGCACCAGAAGCAGTCGTTGAAGTTCCTTCTGCGTGCGAAGCTGTACCAGAAGCTGTGGTAGACGAGCCTTCAGCATGAGAATTGGGACCTACAGCATTATTCGACGACACATCATTAAATCTTTCTACAAAACCACCATTGTTTAATGCCGTATAATAACGCATTCCTGGTTTACGAGATAACTCAGCAAATAGGTCTGTTATTTCGACCCAATGACCGGAAGTAAAAAGTTCGTCTTTAGATATATTTACATTGGCCCGATATATTTTCCCAGACTCTTTGCAATATTCACCAACGACATACGCTATATTGCTGCCGTATCTAGCAACCGAAGAATCATAATCAGCTGGTTCAAGCCAAGCTGGAGTAGAACCTCCACCGCCTCCGCCGCCATTCTCTATAGCAGTTTTAATATCATCGAGTGCTCCTACAATTGCCTGTCCTGTTGAATCAAGCAGCATAGGATCTTGACTTGGATTGGACATATTTTACCTCCTAAACTTGATACAGAACAGTAACTGTATCGCCATTAATGTTTGTGTATTCTGTCGTTGCAAAATATGGATCCGATCCAGTGGCTTCAGGAAGCTGACACAGTACATTAACAGTATCGCCATTAATATTTGTGTATTCTTCTTGCTTAAAAAATATGCTTCCTCCGCCGGGAACATAATTATTGATCCAATCGACAACTTCTCGAATAACTTTAAAAGTACCTGTATAATTAATCATCGGGCACCCCCTCAAAACCAGGATCAATCATGACATTTATACGCCACTCTAGTTCAGAAATTAGCTGTTCATGAGCTGAATTCATTGAACCGGAGGTAGGAGTATCAAATATCATTCGAACCTTGAGGTACATATAGGTCTTAACCATCTCCAAGAGTACATTGTCCTGGAGATAGTCAGACCATACAGCTGTAGCATCAGAGATAGAATACCCCTCTTTGGGGCCGACACCCAGCTGAGTCAGTATACCGAATACCGAATTGATGGACATTAAAATATCCAGATCGAAACCGGTATCTTCATCGGCTATACCGAGGTATTTCTTTACAGAGAGAAGTATACTATCTTCCATTTTGAATTTTCTCCTTTATGTTTTCTTTTTTCTACTATTTGCCATCGTTTGTGTCGTTGGTTGTGTCGTTGTATGTCTATTGCAGATGTAATCTCCATCTAACGTCTGGCCTGTCTCATAAGAGACTCCTTCACCGGTCCAATTAGCAGAAAAGAATTCATAAGCCTGACTAGCACTTACATAAGTGTTATAAACTAGATAACTACAGTTTTTAGTTGAAGATATATTCCATCCTGCTAAATATTGTAATTGTGATTGATCTATAGCTGTGTCATAAAAAAGCCAAGTTATCGTTATGTTACTAACATCCCAACTTTCGCAGCCTCGTATCGATGTCAAATTTTTATTACCATAGAATAAATAATCTATATTCGATATATTTCGTCCAATAGCACCCTGCATACCTAATAAAGATTTTACATCACAGTTTTTAAACATGCTTTTGATCGTTGATCCGTCAACAAGATTTAAGAAGAATCCTAAATTTCCATCTATTTGCTGTAGGGCACGACAAAGCTCAAACATACTATCAGCGTATTTGAGTTTTTTATTTTCCAATCGCCCTAATGCACTATGTATAGATACCAATTTTCTACAATCATAAAACATGTAAGAACAAGAAAATAGATTTCGCATTCGTTTAGAGGAAAAAGGATGTATGGTTTTTAAATTGTACCATTGATAAAACATATAATCAGAACGCTGTACATTATCTAAATCCCAATTCCAAATGAAATCGACATTGTCTATTAACCAGTTATCATAAATATAATTTGAGTTGTTACTTCTATAAAAAGCACCAACCATATTAACAACATTGCTGGTATTTAACTGTTTTAAAAAATTTGTATTATCAGAATTAGCATTACGAAATGCATACATCATTGTTATTATTGAATCTGCTGATCGTAATCCCGTCAAAGTACTTAAATCACATTGCTCAAATGCAAAATTCAAGTCTTTTAAAGATGGAAATTCTAGATCATTCAAAAAACTTATCGAATCCGAAGTTCTCATCAGTATACAATTATGAGAAGTATCTATTCTTTCCGAATCCTGTGTTCTAAATGCAGCATGTAAAGACACAATTTTTGATGTGTCCATTTTATCAAAGCCAATAAATTTACAATCATGCGGAAAATTGCATTGGTTTTGACCATCAACGTTATTGAAAGTTAGTGGTTTTCCTTTTAATTTGTATTCTACAACTTTACATGATATAGCCCAATACTCGGGTATTTGTACACAACAATATTTATCCAATTGACCCACAGTCCTACCAGGGGTTATAGTAACATTTGAAAATTGTCGGCCTCTTCTAGAAGAGCCGTTAATCGTTGCCGAGTATAAACCCATGTAAGCGTCTCGTTGGTCATAAGCTTTATCAGTATCTAAATATAATATTTCCTCATCTGATACTTCCCAACTATCCGATACTTGTCCAGTTATTGTACAATAGCCATCTTCATATAATGTGTAAATAATATCATCATAATTAGGATTGCCGTATGTTCTAGAAACAGCAACTGACTCTATATCAAGACTATCTGTAAACTCCGAACTTGGCATCCAAGATGGTTCATATGTAGCCGTTAAAGTTGTATTTTGATTTATGGTCGTACCCATCGGAGGATCAAAGGTACAATCCTCAGTTACTTCCCATACGGTATCATTATCGAGATGCGCCATAACCGTATAATCTTTAATATCAAATGTGTATTCGTCGTGAAAATATGCAAGACCTATAAGTTCTATAGAATCAACCATTCCAAGATAAATGTTCATAGACGCATCTAATCCCATGTAGTATGCATGTAGTGTTGTGACTGCTTCTGTAATTTCTTCACCCATTTCTGGAAAAAATTCACAAAAATGTGTTACATCATAAACTTCACCAGTATCATATGTACAAAGAACTGTATAATCATCGATTTTTAACTTATAATGTGGAACAACTTCCTGAAGTCCCATAATTTCAAGATTTACTGGTTTTCCTTCAAAAATAGTATCTCCAGTTAATCCAGCACTTGTCAAGGTGATCATCGCGTCTCCATAATTTGGATCATCGGAAATACCAATCTCGACGGTTCCGCCAGTGGCTATAAGTTTTACGCCAATATAATTATGATCTTCATGATTTAATGCCGGATTCCAATAAAGCCAAGGTAACGTGTGCCGTTCATTGTTACTTGATACCGAAAATGTATGAACAGGATTTGGTCTCATAGTTCTATCCGATTCATCATTTAAAATATAAAACGCCTCAACCCTAACAATACCCGTAGTATTATCTGGACTAAGATTTACCTTGCATTGAACTTCGACCTCAGCTTGAATATACGCATCTTTCACCAAAGGTATAGCACTAAATAATACTGTCGTTGCTTTAGCTTCACGTTCGGATTCGGTCAGTCCTGTAATGTCAATGTCCTGAAGAACTATTGGTCTACTACTTACATTTGTGTTGAATGAAGTAATCCTACCCTGTGCAAATTCTGAAGATTCTTGACGAGCCTGTGCATTTGATAAATCAACAACTACTTCGTCATCCCAGCAATAATTAGGATAGTCTGGATTACGATAACCAAATGTACGAGGTGTTAAAGATTCAGCAATTTTATTTTCTGGGTCATACATCCATCCATCATAAACATTCCCCGAATCAGAGGAATACAGGGTCAAATATGTAACCCCATACTCCCCTTCTTCGGGAAGGACGCCCTCATCATAGTAAGCATATCGTCTATCTATATTACTCATATTGTCTCCTTTACGACGTATAACTTACCTCATAGTTAACTAGATCGGCATAAGACCATTCTATAGTTCTCATGCGATTATAAACGATCGTAGTTCCATCAATTCTATTATAGACTGATGTGTTATCCTTAAGAATAGTAATTCTCCAACTATCTGTTCCGCTGTAATACTTAATACTCATAAGCTGTGTTGTCATCTTAACATCGCTATGACTCATATAAGAAATTCCAGCATCTTCAGAGCTATCCCATACATCTTTCCACTTAACAGCAAGACCAGCTGTATCATGACTAGTAGATGTACTTTCGACATACTCAGTGATAGTAGTGGATGTTGAACTTCCAGTGGAAGTATCGCCTTCTTCATTCTTAAGAGATTCAAGAGTAGGAATACAAGAATATCCAGAAGCATCCCAAGTCTGTACAACTTCAGAAGCTCTAACCTGGTCACTTATTCCATACTCATTACGTATTTCGCAAATATCCCCAACTTCGAAATCGTCATGATACTTAAACATTATTGTAGTATCAATCTCTCCTTCAAAAGCTGTTTCGGGAACAAGCTCTACTAATTTCTCAACGCCCTTCTGTACAAGAGTATTTGTATACTGCTGTACATCCATTACAGTACTTCCATCAGTAATAGAACTCACATCATGACAATCGACATAAATTTCCCTTCTCTCAAGTCCGATTTTTTCACTTGCATGATCATCATCAAACTCAAGATAATGTGTAATGAATGTCTGTGTTGCTCCATCACCTTCTCCAGCTATTCTAAGAACGTTTTTATAGTTTTTAATAGATTCGAGATAATTGCTGTTAAGGAGATTGTCGTGAGTTGGGCTAAAGACCACATACGAATTCACCGTCTGATTATAAGAACGATCGGTACCAGCATACAAACTAAACTGAAAATTTCCATTATTTAACTCCATTTTGAATCCTATATGATTCGCCTGACACACTCTCTTAACTACGTCAAGGATTGATTCACCCATGTACTGAGCAACCTCGCTATAATTAAGTGCAGTGACTTTAGGATCAAGGCTTTCTATAAATTGAAAGTTGTTAACTTTCCTTCTTGAATCCGTGGGGTTAATAAATGCATCATTTATCATAGAATGTAATGCATTTTGTATAGATCCATTCACGTTTGTCTGTTTCCACACGATCCTTCTATCGAGAATGGATTCAAGAGATCTTCCAGTTATTGTCAATTGGTTTCCATCATCATTATCGGTTATAATCTTAATCGATTCTACGATCATAGCCCTATCTGAAGTAGGTATGGTGAGATACATGTCTTTTTTAATGCAGTGATTGGAAGACAGAGTTCAAACTCTCCAGCATCATTATAGCGATCAGTCCATATGAATGAACTGTAGTAATCTATAATAGCTATTCGCTCCAACGAGGAGTTCAGAACAGAAATTTCGATCATGATTAAACTCCTTCATAGTAGACTCTACTTACATATACAGCTGAACTAAGAGCATTATCGGTATCGGTAACTCGAATGCTATTTATACCGGGTTTAAGGACAATCCAATCAGGATTCTGATTCAAAAGATTAAGTGCGTTATGATCAGCGTCTGCCGTATCTGTATAAATACAAGATTTATTACCAGAAACCGAACTAATCTTTATAACATCTCCAGCTTCAAATCCATCATTTGGAGTGAATATGTTTATTAGCTGCGCGTCACCATCTGGATTAGCAAAACTAATAGTAAACGCAGGAACATTATCGTAAACTGGTTTTTGTATGGCGGTTCCAATAGTAAGTTCCAAATATCCGCCAGTTTCTACTTCCCCTGTGTATTCTATAGAAGTTTCATCATTTAAAGTTAATGATTCCTCAATATATGTATCTGAGTCGCACATCTTAGGATCAGGGCATATTAAACTTACCTGGCATTTAGATTCTTTTGAGAAAATATCCGGTTCGTTCTTTTCAACATATCCTTGTGTAACAACAGTGCGATTGTCTGCTTCTACCTCAATGAACACATTCTTTTTCATAGGAAAAAGCTGATAAGACTTCTGTCTAACATTCTCAATACCATTACCAGTCTCCGAGTAAAATATCAGATCAAGAACAATGTTCCTTTTTCCAATACGAGCTGAGTTAAAGTGATCACCGTCAACAGCCATTTCAGTCGTATTGACATCTGCTTCAACTGGTCCAAGCCCATCTATCTTATCAATAACAAAACCTGTATATTGAGATACATTTGTCGGACTTGTAAGGGTCATAGTAAAGGCGTCCGACTTGTCTGACTTCTGAAAAACAGTCACTTTTTTAATCATTTTGAATTTTCTCCTTTACCACAATAAAAACACCCTCGATAGCTGTGACACCACCGAGGGCTGAAAGAAAGAGAGGGTAATTATGACAAAGCACTAACAAGCTGTGAAAATCCGTTTCTGGTCTGACGGTAAATCTCAGCATTGCTAAGTGCCTTAGGACTATTGTTTGTCTGATTAAATGTGATGGATTTAGGCTCGCTATTCTGTTCAGCAAGAATGTTTCCAAGCTGAGTAATCATGGCCGCCTGCTGCTCATCATTGTGAGCCTGAACAGCAATCTGACGACTATTGAACATATTGGAGAGTGCAGCACTTCGAGCATTAACCTGGCTAAGATCCAAAGTAGGAGTTATTACAGGATTAACGTCTATACTTCCATCCAACATTCCAGACAACTGACTAATGGCATCCTGAACGGATGTAAGGGAACCAATAGCCATATTTTCAGCTTCGTCAGAAGCGAGATTAGAATACTGTTTAAGGCCGATAGCAAATCCCTCATCTACATAACGACCAATCTTCATAAATTCTCTTGATGGTGAACGAACACCAAGTTTCTTTCTAGCACTATTTATAGCTTTAAGAGCTAATGATGTAGCAGCACCTTCAA